CGTATTGAATATCAACAATCACCAATAAAAGAGTCTGCATGAAGAACATTATCTTACAAGAGGGTGTTAACTACACCATCGCTCCAAACGAATTGATTATGGATATAGGTGTTTCTCTCAAAGCTAAAGGGTTGTTTTTGTTCATGGCTTATCGGGTTGGTGCAAATAAGAATTGGAACTTTACAATCAGATCAATGGCTAAACAAATGAAGGATGGTGAGGATTCTATTCGTTCAGGTTTACAAGAGTTACGCAAAAGTGGTTGGTTGACGTATGAAAAGCAAACTGATGGAAGTGGGATTTACACCCTAAAGGCTTATGTAGAGCCTAAACAGGAAAACCCTGATATGGCTTCAGAACACCAAAACGGGGATTCCCCTAGAAGGGAAAACCCCAAGAAGGGAAAATCCACACGTATTAATAATAATAGATTCAATAGTAAGAATATATTCAATATATCCCCTGAAAACAAATCCAAATTCGACACATTCAGACTCAAATACCCAGGAAAGAAAAGAGGGTTAGATACTGAGTTAGAAAACCTTATTAAAAAACACAAAGATTGGGAAGAAGTATTAGACATCCTAGTGATGATCAATCCAACATTAGATTGGCTTGGTGCTTCTGAAAAGAAATACGTTCCAATGTTAGCAAAGTTTATTAACAACCGTCTTTGGGAGATGGGTGAATCCCAACCACAATCTAAAAACCCATACGGAGAAAAATTCAATGCGGAGGCAATATGATTGAAAGTGAAGAAAGTGTCGTTGGTAGTTTAATGGTAGCACCTGTTGTTGATAAGGTGTTGTCAACTGGCCTAACATCAAAGGACTTCTCTAATGAACACCTTGGTTATGTCTATGACACCATCCTGGCGATGCACCATGATGATGAGAAGATTGATATTATCACAGTTAAAAACCACACAAAAGGTAAGGGTATTAACTTTGATTATCTAGCAATGATAGCAGACAACACGCCATCTGTTAATAATGTGGCAGTCTATGCCAATCACATACGATCCAAATCTTTAAAAGAACAGATTGAGGCTAGAAAAAAATCTATCACCTTTGAAAATTCTGAGGAAGTTAAGAGAGAGGTCTCACTTCTCCAAGAAGAACTTGAGAATAAAGATGAAACATCAATGAATTCAATCGTTGGTAAGACGGTTGATTATATGGAGGATGTAAGTAAGAACGGAACAGGTATTGCTTCTGGTTTTTATGCGTTAGATGGTTTGATCAATGGATTCAGACCTGGTTCGCTTACAGTCCTTGCGGGTAGGCCATCGATGGGTAAGTCAACACTTGCTCTCAATATTACTTCTAATATTGCTGATGATAAAAACGTCCTGTTCTTCTCCTTGGAGATGAGCCAAGTTCAATTAGCTATGAAGATGGCTTGCTCTGCGACCAAAACCCACATGACTAAACTCGATAGGCAGTCACTCTCAGAAAAAGAGTATGAAACCTATATGAAGGGTTTATCTGCCATTGGTGATAAGAAACTCAACATTGTTGATAAAGGTGGCTTAACAGTCCAGGACATTATTAGTAAGTGTCGTGCTGCCAAGAACTCCAAGGGTCTTGACTTTGTGGTGATTGATTATCTGCAACTAATGAAATACGACAAAGGCAGAGAAATATCTGAACTTGGAACAATAACCAGAGAGTTAAAGTCGTTATCCAAAGAACTAGAAATACCCATTATTCTCCTATCTCAGTTGAGTAGGGCGGTAGAGCAGAGAGAGAACAAACATCCCTTAATGTCTGACCTAAGAGCCTCTGGTGAGATTGAGCAAGATGCCGATGTAATTCTCTTTGTTTATAGAGACGAATACTACAACAAAGAAAGTATGGACAACAAAGGTATAGCCAACCTAATAGTGGCTAAAAACAGAATGGGTATGACCTCTTGGGTTGATGTGAAATTCGAGGGTGAATACTCAAGATTTAGTGATTTATAGGGGGAAATGTAATGAGTAAATACATAAAAATCGATGATAGATTCTCAGTTGGTGTAGATAGATACAACTGGATTTTGCACGATAAAGAGAAGGGTGGTAATCATGGTCTTAGCTATTACGGAAAGTTAGAACATATGACTTTATCTATAGTCAACCGACTGCGAAAAGATGCCATAGCTAGGGGTGAGGTAGACCTAAGTGAATACCCCCCCTTTAAGCAACATTCTAGCCAATCTGTGAAGGCATTATGCAAGGAGATTGATGTGTTATTAGAGGGTAAGTTAAGAAAACTAAAAAAGGGGTCAGAATAATGTCAAAAATGACAGAACTTGCGAGGGGAAAACCTTGCTATTTACGCCTAGATCAAAACTGCTTATCTGGGGGTCAAAATGAGACCACTGTATTTGCTCATTTACCTATATCAGCAATGGGTATGAAAAACAGGGTAGGGGATGTCGACTTCGGCTGCCCAGCTTGTTTTAACTGTCACAACCTGGTAGATGGTAGAACCCAAGCAGACCCACCTTTAGAAAGAGAATGGATGGAACTTTCCCACCTAAGAGGGACGGTTTCTTATATGAGATTAATGGCTAAAGAAGGGGTGTTGAAAGCATGAGTAATCTAACAAAGAAACTGTGGAAAGTCGCTGACGCAGTTGAACAACAAGCGACAACAATAAAAGGAGATAGTATGGAAGAACTTAAGAATCTACTAAAGAGCAAGAAAAGCCTGGTTGTGTTTGTAGGTGTAGTGTTGGTCTTGGTGATTGGTAACTGGCTAGGGTTGTAATGGCAGCAATTATTCACAATCTAGCAACAATTATTATAGCGATAGGTGTCATTATTTTATTGGTCAAAAGATGAAAGAAAAAATAATAAGAAGCAAGAATCCACATTGGTGTCTTAACTATCTAAGGAAAGAGAGCATGGATACTGACGTGGGGGAGATGGTTGACATAATCCTAAACAGTGAGTCTTTTCTAGCTTTGTTTGAGTTGAATAAGATGAGAAAGGGTGATCCAAGATTTAAATATTTATCCCGAGGAGAGTTTCTCAAGAAGATGAAGAAACTTGGTGCTAGGGAAAAATCTTTGAGGGGTGTATGAGTAAGCTAGACCTCATTAGTGGGCGTATAAGGCAGGGCGGTGAAAACCCTGCCGACATCAAGCGTAGAGAGGAAGCTGATAAGAAGAAAAGGAAGGCTAAAGAGAAGCGACCTTTCTGGAAAAGTGATTGGAGAAAATAATGTTTAGACTAGAAGAAAGAATTATGGATTGCTGGCAGATAACCAGTGATATTAAGTTGGTCTATGAAGAACACCTAAACTCAGACGAGCCTATGAGTGAGGATGAGATGTCCAACATATTGATTGGACTGGAGTACCTATACCAACGTAAGTTCGACAGACTATTAACCGAGTTTGAAAAAGTATGTAGACACGGAGGTATATTTCTAGACAAAGACTTGGTTGAGGTTGCGAAGCAACACGAGAAGTACAATGAGAAACTAGATGAGATGTTCACAGATTCTGAACTTGTACCTAAGAAGGTAAGCATAGACTCTATGTTAGATGACTACAACTCTGAGACCCAAGAGGATATAAACAAGGAGTGGGGTAGTGCATAAGATTCTTTACAGAGACAAACCCAAGCAAGATGCTTGTATATCTCTAATCAATGAACACTTTAAGGAATTCCCAAACGACAACATAGCCACTATCAGCATAGATAGGGGTATGCCTGTTAGATCAACAGCACAATCCAAGCTGTACTTTAAATGGCGGGATTTGATTGGGGAGTTTCTAGGAAACAGCAAAGAGGAAACCCATAAACTTCTCAAGAACACATTGCTAGATGGAGGCTCAACTAAGGAGTTGTCAACTGTTGAGTTTGTTGACTTTTTGAGAGAGGTGGAGACGCTTGCTGATGAACTGGGTGTGAAGTTACCTAGAGGTGAGAACTACAGATGGATAATGACTAAAGACTAGGGCGTTTCTTGAGATTAACAAATTCCTCTTTCTCTTTTGGTTTGTTAACCCAAGCTGGCTTATAACCATATAACTTAACAGCCTCTTTATAACCTTTCTCTGTTTGCCAATGAGGACTCTTGGTGTCAACAGACCAGAAACCACCACCTTTAGCCAGTTTATATCCAGGCTTAACTTCTTGCTTTTCTTCTACAATCTCAGAAGGGTGTCCTGTAGGTTTGTTTGGATTCCTTTCGTATTTTTTCTTTTTAGATAATTGCTCTCTTACTTTATTATCTAAAGCAAAAACATCAATAATCTTGTTGCCAGATGAGAACATACCTTTTTCTTCTGTGTTCCTCATCTTTTTGGGTGCATCATCATCTACAGGCTTTGTTCTAGTGCCTACAGGCTTCTCTGGTTCGTCCTCTTTGTATAGGTCACTTCTCTGCTTGGCAGCAGCAACAGCTTGTTTCTCTGTATCGTATTCTTCTTGCTCGAACCAAGGGTAGAGGATAGGTAAGACCTTGCCTTGTTTAAGCAAACCCTTGCCATAGACATTAACCCATTTGCCGTTCTTGTTTTGGATAGTTTCTGATCTTTCGTGCATATTAACCTGCGCCTATTCTAAATGCCCTAATATAATCATCAGGGGTCTTGTTAATCTTACCATCTAAATGAGGGAATACCTCAAGTAGAGGTCTGCCATCTCTAATCACATAACCAAGGTATTTACGAGTACCTTGTTTGCCTAGATACCAGTTAAGGGCAGCCAAGTCTTGGTCTGTGTAACCTTTTGCCCCAATAGGGTCTTGGTATTCTTTCTTTAAGCGTTTAACATAGGAGACAATGTTCATCTCATTGGGGTCTGAGAATCCACCTTTACCATTAAACCTCTTGGCTATAATCTCATCTTGTAACTTCTGATTAAGGGCAAACTCTTCTCTGCTTAAACCTTTAGCATGGTTGTCATCTACATCGTTATAGAGTATCTGAAACATCCCTGTAGCACTTGAATTAGGATTAAACAGATTAACCCCATTACTACTCTCTACAAAGGCTATGCCTTTTTTAAAGGTGTTTAGGCCACCTGATAATAGTCCAGGGTTTTTCATTGCTTACGGTTGATCCTTTGACTTAGGGTTCTCTTCTTTTTCAATGGTTCTGTCAAACAACTCTTTTATTGCCGCTCTATCTGCTGACAATGCTTTAACAACATTTGGGTTGGCCCCAGGAAGGGCGATAACCTTATCCATATACGCCAGTGTTTTTCCTAGCGCAATCTTTGTCGCTCTAGTTTGAAGTGCAACAGTACCCATATAAGTAGTACCACCCACCCCAACTGCGACCAACGCAGTGTACCCATTAAGATAGGCAGCACTGTAGGCCGAAGTACCAAACGCAACAGCCATCATTCTATTGTAATCCATCTTTAATCCAATAGCATTTGAAAGGTTTTTAGCCACCCTTTGTATTGTTTTCTTTGCATCCATTTGAACGGCTGGCAATATTAAAGACCTTGCTTGATACAGTAAGCTTTGCGTTCTTAGTGATTCTTTTACGGGAGTGTTTGGTAGTTTTGTAGCAACTATATCGTTAAGTGTTGTTCTTAGCACACGAACAGACTCATCCATTGCTGTTATATTAACAGAGGCGTCCAGTTTTCCTGCTTTGGCTGTGTTATTAACAAAATCATCATAGGCTTGTCTTAATTGGAAAACTCCCAATGGGTTGCCCTTAAATTCACTGTCATCAATTATTTTAAGTAGTCTTTCTAAATTGTTTTTAATGGTGCTTTGTTGGCTGGCCTCTGCAAAAATTGGATTTGATTTTATTAAATCATCTATGTTTTGTTTTAATGTTTGTTTGACCTCTGACCAAGGGATTGTCTCTTTTGAGCCTCCACCCGCTTTTGTAATTTGCTCTCTTAACCGCGCACTCCATTTTGTAATAGCATCGCTCATTGCTTGGCTATTTTTGGTGGGACTAGAGTTCTTTTTAACACCATTAGCAAATAATGTGTCCATTAACTCCCTCTCCCAAGAACTGTAGTTGATTGTTTGTATTCTTCCTAACCCCTCAACAGTTACTTTACCAATATTTGTTTCATTAATGCTGTTTTTACCGTTTAGCTGTTCCCATAGTTTGTCATATTTGTTACGCATCTTTTGTTTTCCAGCTAAGTGGAACTCTCGTTCAGATGCTTTTTTTAATATGGTTTTGTCTGTCTTTCCCTTCCAAGGAATTATTTTATCAACAGGGGCAAAAACTAGACCAATGTCAACAACAGATTCAAGGTTTGTTGCTTCTCTTGGGTTTTCTTTTTTCCATGCTTGGTATTTTTTTACACCGCCAGAGATGGCCCGTCTGCCAGCCTCGGCTGCTGGAGAGTTCTCCCACCATGCAGTTAATTTGTCAGCTATTTTTCTATCAAAACCGTCAATTTCTTCAACCATTCCTTGTGGCATAAGCCAACGTATTCCGTTTTCAAGGTGGTTTAGACCATCCCAGGCTTCTTCAATCCCCTCTACAACAATATCACCAGCGAAATCAAGCACCATACCAGCACCACCTTTTCCATAAGAGTGTAATATGTGTTCAGGCAGGGTTATCTCTTTAGACGCAAACTGTTCTCTTGACTTCTGAACCTCGTTTGACCTTTTGTAAAAAGACTCTTGAAATCGATCAATTAAGGATTTATCGCCAGGAGTATTAATTGTTTCATTGTCAACATAGGTGGTTTCCCACTCTTCACTCGCTGTGCTATTATTAACCACAACATCATCTTGTGGAATTGCATCAGAGCCAATTGTTGTCCATTCAGCCATTTTAATTTCCTTGTTTTGGTGTTATATCAAAGCCATTTTTATCGTGAACAGTCCACCTTTGACCATTGTATTCGATCACATCTACGTCATACGGGGAAGCTGGCCACAAGACCCTTACATCTCCAGCTTCATTCTGTTGTCGTATATGCCCTTTTGGTGCTTTCATATAAACGGTATTTTCATCCCAAGTCTTTTCTGCTTGATAGATTTGTTCTTCAGTGTAATACTGTTTCATTTGGTCTTTAACTTTCTTAGGATAACTACCGTATGTTTCGTTCCATTTAAGTATCTTGGCATTTTCCAGTTGCCTTCTGATATACAAAATCCTACGAATAGAATCCTCATCTAAGGTAACGTCTCCACCAACCATAGCTTTGGCAAACTTCACGTCATTGTCTGACAATCCAGTACCAGAACCAAGTACACCACTACCTAATAATTCAGCAACCAACTTACCAGTTGTAGCCATCCAAACCTCGGTGGCTTGTATGTCTTTATTATCATCGCCAGTAAGAACACCTATCATTTTCGCCAAACCAAGTCTCATATCTGAAGCAAATCCAACAATAGGATCGCCAGAATTAAGGGCATTAAATGCTGAATCAATAGTGGTAATTGTTTCAGCACTCTTACGCGCAGTGCTGTAGGCTTCTGACACATCTGCACCAGCAATTTTTCCGAACTCCTTATCAAACGCAGTTTCTTTGCCAACAGTGGTATGATATATCTCTGTAGCTTTAATCCAGCACTCGGGATCGTCAAGATTACAACCCGTAGTACCATCAGAGTTTACAACTATTTTTGCAGCAGCCATCATATCCGACATAGTTGCGGTTTGTTTGGCGGGGGCATACTTAGGTGCTTCGTTTACAAAATCCCAGGTTTGTGTAGATGAGTTCCATTGCATAGTTTTAGTGTAAACAACATCCTTACCATTTACATTTTTAACATAGTCAACCTCATTTCTTTCTGGAGCTTTGTTAGAGGTTGATTCGGCATTAATTCGACCAGTTTCGGCCCTGTATGCATCTGTTAGGTCTTTCGCCCAACCCACTGCCTGTTCAGCATAATCATACAAACCAGCACCTCTTAGGGCATTAGCCAAATCCATAAAGTCCTCAAAGGTTTCAGGATTAGGAAACTGTTGTTGTACTTCTTCAAGGGCTTGTTGCTTGGCTATTCTAGGGTCAGGTGTACCACCCAACATACCTGAGAGTTGTTGTAGTCCTTGACCATACATATCACCAGCCATAGATGAGGCGTACATCATTCCACCACCCAGAGGTAGTTGGCCTGCCTTATAAGCATCATCAACTATCTGCCTATCCATGTCGGCTCTAACATCAAACATACTTGGGTAATTAACTGCCATCTTTATCTCCTATGAAAAAATACTGCTTGCGAGTGAACCCCAAAAATCACTCTTAGCTTTTGACTTTTTAGCTGATTCCATTGCTAAGTTATCAGCCCAACGAGTAGATGCTAGACTGGCGTTATTAATGTTGCCTGGTGTGTATGGAGTAGGCTGGTTCATCATTGAGTTGGCAATATTGCCCACATCTGTCATCATGCTCACCTCACCTCTTTGTCTAGCTAGGCTTGAATCTATCAAGGCTTGGCTTTGAGTAAAGGCATTGTTATAGGCATCTAGGTTTCTTTGGTCGCGTATTGCAGCCTCTCTCCTATCTTCTGTGCCTATCGCATAATCACCAGCACCTGTAGCTACTTGCCTAGCACGTCTGGCTGCATCTTGCCTATCATCTTGAGATGCAAAAGACCTAAGTGTGTCTTGGTAAAGTTCGTCTCTAGCACTTCGCCATCCGCCACCAATAAGATCATCGGTTTGATCAGCAAGCACTTTTTGTCTTGCGTAATAGTCATCATAGATAGCCTGATTCTCTGGAGATAGGGTAGAGGTCATCATATTATTATCTCTATCCCAACGAACCTGACCACCAACACCTGTAATTTCAGGAGTAGAGCGTTCCCATGCCAGCTTGTCTAATAAGTTTTGACGCTCGAAATCTTCTTCTGCGTATCTAGCACCGCCTCTGCCACGACCACCAAGCATGCCGCCCAGTGGAAGTTGCACTTTTTTAGTTGTCCCACCATGGTCAAATTTCCAACCCTTTGTGCCATCTCTATTTTTTACATAAGTACGATTGGTATTACCGTAAGCCGCATCTTGATAACCTTTGTCTAAATAACTTTGTGCCATCTCTATCTCCTATGCTGTCCGTTTCCACATACGTACTACGATATATGGTTGTAAATTGTTATGTGCGTCACCACTACCTGCATCATTTGTTTCTAAGGTGGCACTAGAGGCTTTATATTGGGCTGTCTTCATACCGTGATTTGGGTCGAAAGTTGAGGATACTCCGTGCATAGAGTGGCTATGTGATGGCATTTCTGCAACCGTCAGTGTATGAGTCTTAGCACCACCTGTTTCCTCTCTGGTGTTGAAGTCAGAGTCAGAACCAGTACCAGTAGAATCGTGAGCTGAGGACTGTTGTCCAACCATCACCTGCCCAGAACCAAAAGCTACCCAAGTACCTATACCCAGTACAGTAGCAGGGTCTCCTGTCGCAACCGTACAGAAAATAGAGCCTACTGGATAAACAAGGTCGTTAATTGCGGCTTTATCTAAAGCGGCTACTGCTGTATCCACATAAGCTGTAGTAGCAACCTTTGTTGAATTATCAGATTGGCTTTGGGTAGGGGCTGTCAAATCGCCAGCAACCGTTCCGTTGTTAATGGCAAAGTCCTCAGAGGAGCTACCGTTTAGGTCTGCCTTAGAATTAACTGCTGTTTGTACTGTGGTGAACTCGGTGTTAAAGTCTGTGCCAGAGATAATCTTTGCAGCATCCGAGTCCGATAATGCGTTTTTCCCTGCCCAGTCAACTGCAATTGTGTAGTTACTCATCTTAGTTTTCCTTGCTTGTGAAGTATGGTTAAGTTTTGCAGAGAGGCATCGAAACCGTTGCTCTCTATATCAATGTCCAGCTTTAGGTGTTTAGCTGAACCCGTCAAGTGAGTTTTGTACTCACTCAGTCCGTAGATAGGTGTGAATTTACTCGCACCATAAAGTGAGGTTGACGAACCCCATAATGCTGTTGAACCTGTGGTGGTTGGGTTTAGCAATATTTGTGTGGTCTTAGACGGTGTTTGGGAAAAGTCCTTGTACCACTTTACTCCCATTGTTGCACCAGAGCCACCCTCAAGCACCATAAACAATCGTTTTAGAAGTGAGGCTGATACATTCTCTCCAAGGTTTACCCATATTGTTGAAATACCACTCGTATAAGAGCTATTAACATAGACACTACTGCCTGAATAGTCCTTGTCAAAATACCCCTCGTAAGTAGCTAGACTGCCTTCCTGTTGTCCAATAAGCAAACCGTATAACTCTGTGTAGGCCAGACTCGCTGGCTCTCTGTCGGAGTCAAATGTCCACGTGGTTATTCTAGGTGCAGCGTTAGGGGTAGAGTGCTTCATGTCGAATACATAAGTAATGTTCTTATCAACAAAGGACATTATGTATATACCCTCACTCTCGACATAGACTGACTTTACGTTAGTACTCTGAGCAATGTTTCTAATTAGTCTGTCTTTAATGTTTACAGAGTAATCAGTCAAAGGTAGTTTGTCTTTCTCTGTGGTTCTTCCTAGTGATCTAAGGCCAGTGCTAGAGAGGAATACTAGGTCATCAGCAATCGCTTGTACAGAATCCCTTGATACACAACCAATACCTCTAATAACCTCGTCTAGTGCCAAAGCAGTTACATCATCAGGATTGTTGTAGATAGCAATATTGTTCTTACCAAAGATAACCAACTTACCATAGAAGGGGGCTAGGGCTACTATCTCGTCATTACCCCAAACTTTATTCAGGTTAATTGAACTAGCATCACCACCTGTCCAATCATCACCATCTAAAAGATTAGAATGGAATACAACACTTTTCTCCTCGACTACACCACCACACCAAACCCTGCCATAGAATCCCATGCCACAAGAAGGGTCAAAGGTAGTAATACCAGTAGGTTGTGTTGCGTGTGCTGTCCACCTAGAACCAGAGGCCAGTGAACCATCATATCTTTGTGGTGTTGCTCCAGCATGGAAACAATGAAGTCTCTTATTAAAATTAACAAACTGCCAATCTCCAGTTGTACCAGATACCGTTCTCTTAACATCTGCACCCGAAGAAGGGAAGGCAGCATCAGGTGTTGTGAAATCTATCGTATAGATAGTATCACCAGAGGATGCAAATATCTTATTCGTACCTTGGTCGTTATGCTCTGTTAGCGATCCAATCTTAGCAGAGGTCTTTAACACTTGTTGCTTAAAACCCTTCCTAAAAGATATTCTTCCTGATTCCCTTAGTACGACATTCTCTGCCTTAGTTAACCAAGTATGGTCTAAGGTTGATGGGTTATTCTGGGTGTTGAGTCCATTAACCCCAATGTCATCTAATGGTTGATATGTAATTGGTTTAGGCAACGTACCACTCCGACTCAAATTGTGTATTACCCGAGTCAAGCATAATGGCTTGCTTCACGGCTTGACTGGTTTCTTCTGCTGCGATAGAGGATTGTGTTCCGCCATCTTCCCCACGCTCTGCGATAGCCCTTGCCCAAGCACCCAAGACCACAGGTTTACTTGGAATCTTGATTGTTGTAGAGGCTGTTTTTAATTCGTCTTGATACTTTACAATATCAAATGAGAGGGTCTGAGCAGAGTTAGGAACGGGGGATAAATCTACCTTTAGATTATTAGAGGAATCTGCCCCATTAAAAGCATAGTATAGAGGCTCGCCAGATGCATCTGTGGGGTACTTTATGCTGTTCATGTACTGTCGGCTTACCTGAGACAAATTAATGCCTGTAGTGTTGTTTATGACATCCACAATCTTGATCTCTTGACCAGAACTTAGGTTGTAATTCTTTGTGCCATCTACTGTAGTTACATCAACTGTTTCTCTAAGAACTAACCAGTCGTGATAAGCCTCGATACTGCGTTTAGAATCATTCACTAAAGCACCAATCACTTTTTGATAATCCGTCACTGTAGTAGAGTCATTGATATTGCCAGACCAATCGGTAGCAATAGTTTCCTCTCTGAGTCTAATTAATACTTCGTTAATCAATTCTCTAAAAGTCATAATCTATCCTTTAATAATCTCACCATGTACGTTGGCCTTGCCCTTAATAATATCTATCACGTCTAGCTGAAAGGTTTTGTCTTTAAACCAGGTGATAATGCCAAAACAATGATTCCAGTTATGGAGTCTGCCTTTAAGCCATCTATTCTTCTCAGCACTCATGTCCTTTAAACAACCCATCGACCAAGCAGAGATGTTGCCATCTTGTAACCTTGTGGCTGAGTATCTCTGGATGTCATGTGTGTGTCCATAAATTAGGTTAACTCCGTAAGCATCTAAATGTTTCTTGGCATGATTAAGTCCACAGTAAGCACCGTGTATAAAGTTTGCTTTACCAAGGCTTAGAACCTCGTTATATCGTAGGTACTTGTAACCTCTCTCATCCCATTTACACGCCTTTCTAAATGTATATCCATCAAGGTATGGGTTTTCTTCTACAAACGCATCAAGCCACTCATCATGGTTGCCAGCACATATATAGCGCTCTTTGCACCCTATCTTATCCAACACAGCATCAACCTTGTCTATCTCTTTGTTGACTGACTTAATGTCTTTATCAATAAGCGGTAGTTGGTACTCTAGTGGTGGTCTTTTTCTTCTCTTGTATCTGTGTCCATTGACACTAGACCATTCACCACAATCACCCAAATTAATAAAAGTCTGTGGCTTTATGTGTTCTATCGCCTGTAATACTACCGAATAAGCCTTCTTATCGTGTATCGGGAAGTGCTGATCGGGAATAACAATTCCAACCTTCATTTGCCTTTAGCTAATTGCGCTCCAAAATAGAACTCAACAATCATAGTAGCCCAAGCGAATATCTCATCGAACTTCAGCATACCTTCTACAGAGATGTACTCAACTACGTCTGGTACAAACTCTATTCCTAATAATTTAAATCCTTCCTTTACCGTAGGAATAACGGTTGGTATATCCCATACCACTGGTGCTACCTGAGTAAAGATAATCAAACCAAGGATAACCACAATAATGAAACGTCTGTTCCAAGCCGCCTGTGGTGATTCTTTGTTTGACTGTTCTACCGCCTCTGCAATAGCCTTCATATTCTGGTCACTACGAATGATAGACAACTTCATCATATCGCTCTGAGCCTGAGACTTGAGAGCTAGTAACTTACCTAGAAATCCTAAGATAATTGGTACTATGTTTACTAGAAGATTAATCACCCAGTCTATTCCTTATTTATACTTTGTTTGGTAGTTGTGAATGATGTCAATCATTTTGTCCAGCTTCTCGTCAATCCTGTTGAACATCTCTTTGTTATCATTCTGCATCTGAACAATCTGTTCTTGCATATTTGCCTGCTGTGCTTGAAGAACTGCTACATCCTTCTCAATTCCAGTTATGTAAACTATGGCACTCAAAATGAGAACACCTGTTGTTGCTATATGCGATAGGCTTATTGCCTTGCTGACGTGCCATTTCTCTTGTGCCATAATATCCCTTATGCTACTTTTTCAGCTACTACTTCTTCTTTCAGACTCTCTGTTAGAAGTGACATAAAGGCATTCCTGCCTACGTTTAGCTGGTCTAGGTTGAATTGACTTGAACTAATCTTTCTGTCCAAATCTGTAACGTGATTAACCAAAGCTACTTGCTCTTGTGTTAAATCATCTACGTTGTATTCTTTATCGTCAATTGTGATTGTCTGTTCTTTTGTTTTTTTAGACATCTTCTTTCCTGTTGTTGTTATGCGTTTTCTAGTTGCTCGATACGAGCCACCGCCTCTTGTAACGCACCCACTAATAAAGGTACAAGTTTTGATTGGTCAATTCCTTGGTAGTCCTCGACTTCTCTCTCACCCATTACAGCTTCCGTAACCAATTGTTCTTCAGTGCGTTCTTCTTGTGCTTCAACAACTACATTACCATCTTCGTCTAATTCTTCTTCAACTGCTGGAATAGTAATTGTTTCATATTGCGCTGGGGTGACTTCATACTCCTCGGTAGTCATAGCATCTTTCTCACCAGTAACAGCTTCAGGAACAACCTCTTGTGCTTCGTGTGCTAGGAATCCATCGACTGTTGTATCAGCATCTTTAATAAAGTTAAATCGACTTGGATTGAGTAGCTTGAGCCTATCGATAGAGTCTGTCATTGGTACTACGTTCTCTTTTAGGCGGTAGTCTGAGGATGTGTTGTAAGCGGTTGATGAACTCGATGTTATTATAGTTCCAACTTCTCCACCATTATTTGTATGTTCAAATACAACCGCTCTATAACTATTTCCTTTTTCACCAACTAAATTTAAAGCACCAGTCCTATTAACAGTACCATTTGTATGAATCCTTCCATTTGACTCGATACGCATCTTCTCATCACCATCAATAAAAAACTCGATATTTGTGCTACCCTCAACATTCCCACCGTCTGCGCTAAATCTCAAATCATTACCGTAAGACACTACTTCGTGGTACAGTCCTGAAGTTGAGGTATCTGTTAATCTTACTGCTGGGTTGGCTGAAGAGATATCAAGTTCTTGCGCTGGGGAATCTGTGCCAATACCTACGTTGCCAGAGGAGTCGATACGCATACGTGCTACGTCATCTACACCAAATTGAATTACTGAACCACTAACACCATCCCCTTTATCAGCATCTAAATATAAACCACCAGCAGAATTATACACACGACTATAACTTGAATCGTCTGTGTCTGTAAGTTTTAAAATTGGCACGGAATTATTTATGTCAACATTACCAGTAACATCAACACCTGTTGAGGTTATCTTAGCCTTCTCTGTTCCATTTGCCTGAAACTTTATTTCCTTGCCAGACCCATCCGCATTAAGAGTTAAATGTTCTGTGGAGCTTTTTATTGTGGACATTAGCTACTCTCCTTTGGAAACCTTGCTTTAATTTCG